GTTTATCATTTGAATCGTAGGGATCTTTTTGGCCACTAACTCCGGCCCACGATCCTTCTTTTTTCTTTCTATGATTTGTCTATGCTGAATCTCACATGAGACCATGGAGTCAATAATATCTGTGTTGTCTACAAGATAGTTTTTAGCTTCGTCAATTATCTCTTGAAAGTAAATCTCCATCCAGAATTTTCTTAGGTAATCAATAATGTAAGCATTACCTCTTTCTCCAGTTGCATCACTCTTGTACCAACCAAACGTTCTGTCACCGGTATTAAAAGATTTTCCTAAGAGAGTGGGTCTGTAAGCCAATAAATCTTGACGATTTAACTGTTTGTATTGATCCATGATTACCCCTCCACGATTGACCTCGACATTTACTTTTGCTTTACCATAGTAATCTTGAAGTAAAACTGTGTTGTGCATAATAACGTCTGGATCCAAAGCTCTCTCTTTGTAAATCGCTACATACCGATCTGTTTCTAAATCTTTAACTGAAGTGCAATTGTCAGAACCATCATTCAATTTATTGGACACAAATGGAATTGGATCCATTCCTGCAATATACTTATGGTTTGGATTGTAACGCTCCAGCATTAAAATCTTACCTTTCTTATTTGGTTTTACTTCAATCTTTCCATCTAGGTTCATTACCAAATCACACCTTTCAATTGGAACGGGGTTTCCTAAAAGAATTCTTTCTCTCTCATTTAACTTCGCCATTACGTCCTGAGGTAAAGCACCTTTTGCATTTGCAGTAAACACCTCTTGAATTGTAAGAGGGTACTGTTTAATAAATGATTCTAAGTATCTTTTGTCTTCAAGTGTATCCAGATTTTCTCTACTCTTCATTACCCACTCAGTAGCAGCTTGTTCATTACTGTGTCCGTTAGGACAGAAGTTTAGAACCTTTCCTGTTTCCTTTCCGTTTTTATCTAGTTCTGGTGCTTTCTGAATCCCCATCCATCCGGGTAAGAAAACTGTAAGCATCTTGATAGTCTCTGCGTTTTTCCAAAGCTCAGCACCTTTCTTTTGTCCTTCAACAGAAGATTCACCTGCACTACCTCCCATCACAATAGGAGCAACTTTTGTAAAACCATCTTTGGTAGATGCCTGTGCTGAACGATAAACTTTGTCAGCGTAAGGATGCAAGAAAAACTCATCTAAGAATACGTGCATTGCACGAAACGCTTCTAAAGAAGTTGGTTGATCAACTGTATCACGGGTAACAATCTTAGAATCCAACCCACTGATTTGTCCAGTTGCTTTATCTAATTTTCCCATGTGCAAATAACCAGTCTGTCTTGTTGAGATAATTCCGGGACGATAGTAATCGTCAATGCCATCAAAAACAACACGGAGTTTATCTTTATACATTTCCTCTAGACGAGTTTTATCTGCTGAGGTAAGAATCGAAGTGGAACCGGGATTTGTAAACGCAATCCATATTGGTACAATACCCCCAAAAGTCAGAGATAAACCTGCCTCACGACGTTTTGTAACCATCAGATCCCAGAAAGTATTCTTTGCTTCGTGATATGAACCATAGATTAAATCATCAAGATCCCTCCAAATTGGACGGATTCTTGCCCCTGTTGCAGTCTTGATAGTTGCTTGGGTAAGCATGAAGTAATGTGCTGGGGTTAACCCAAAGCGTCCTTCGTTCCAAAATTCGTTTTGTTCTTTACCCCACCATAAATTTTTTTCTTTTACGGTTGCGTTTTCTGATAACCCATATTTAGGCCACCACTTATCATACTCAAATTTTGAGGCTAAGATTTTTGGTTTTACAATTTCCATTTTATTTTTTCTTAGGACGATTCATTCGATCGGCCATAGGAATATTCTCATCATCTTCTTCAGAAGATTCAGAGGTGGTGATAGGATAGGCTTCCAATAAAGCCAACTTTAAACTTTTGTTGATTTTGTCTCCAGCCTGAAGCAGCTGAAACAGTGCTTTGAAATATGGGTCATCTAAGTCAATAGTCTTTGACTTGACTCCATCCATTAGCTGCTTAGAAGCAGAAACTAAAGTTGCATAAAAATCTTTGGCAGGGTCAAACATTTGAGCCTGTAATCTTTCAATAGCCTCTAGTTCAGAGATGTTTTCATCTTTTAGAAATTTCTTCAGCTTCTCCATTTTTCAAATCTTTTAAGATTCGCTTGTGCTTTTCTATTTCCTTTTGAGTTTTGTTAGCTTCAATAGGGTTATTACTACTCTTGTAGTATTCATTCCAAGAAATTAATTCTTCTAGCTTTTTAAAAGCTAATTCAAGTTCCTTTTTGCTCATTATGTTGAATCATTTTTTCTAAATACCAGCGTGCTTTTTTCAAATCCTCAATACCGTTTTTGTTTTCGCACCTCCAAATATACTTAATTATATTGGCAGTACAAACAGCATCTAGTCCATTTTTATGGACGGTTGCAGCTTCGATCGCATCAATGCATTCAACTTTACCCTGAGTATAGTGGGCAGGGTGGTTTACGATATCACTCATCGTCTTCTCAGAAGTAACCCGATTATCAGTCCGACTATCAAAAAAATCCATAAATATTTAAAGTTTGTTTTTTCAACTGTTACAATTTTACCCGGAACTTTTACTTCAAATGGTATCGTATCATGGTACAAAAATGTATCTGGTTTTATCGTAACTCCAAACAAATTTCCTTTTCTAGTGATTTTGAATTTTTTAGTTTCGAACGTAGTGTCGTGCTTGATTATAAAAGAATCCTTGTATTCAGGAACAGGAATCTTTACTTCTCTGATAATAGTGTCTCTGACAACTACAGTGTCTATCTCTATTAATTCAGGATGATTTTTAATCAAACGTTTGTAACGCTTTTGAGCAGAACAAGCAGTTAAGAAAAATCCTCCGATTAAAACTAATAGGAGGATTGTTATTGATTTTGATAATGTTATGTTATTCTGTTTCATCTTCTACAAATATATCTGCGATTTCATTTCCTCTTAGATAATGAAAGGTCGCCATTAAAGTTTCTCTTGTGACACATGTTTCGCAACCGCAAAAAATGCCAAATGGTTCAAATACTTCTCCATCTGGAGTTACAAATGAACAATCATCTGCGTCAATTGTTTCGAAACAGTTTTCCATGTGATTTGTTACAAATTCTTGAAGTCCTTTAGCTTGTGCGTCTTTTAATTTTATTTCTATCATAGTATTCAAATTTATTAAATTATTTTCTTTTTTTCTTAATTAACCAGTCAATAATTATCCACATTGCAAAAAGCCAAAATAAATATACAGACATAAAAATTAAGGCTTCCATAACGTTTTATTTTCTGAATGGTACTGCTTTTCTGGGGTTGGTTTTTTTTGCAGTACTCATCCTTGTCCTCTATAAGTTTTTTGATAATTTTTAGAAGTCGTTGACTTGCTAGTTTTAGTTTTAGCATGAACTCCCGGACGAGAAACCTTTGGTTTAACTCTCCGGGAGATAGATGTAGTAGATTTTACTTTAGCCATTATTTAATTTGTTCTTGTATCTTCTGAGCAGTAACATCATTTTTCATCATGATATTACCTTCCCATTTGAATACTAGTTGAGTGCCATTGTATAATGATACACAAGGTAGTTTACAATGTACATTTGGATTTTTAGTTATGTCTTCATACACGTAAGTACATCCGGGAATTTTATCTAAACCTTTTACAGTGTTTTGTTTATTCCATTCAGCGTTTAACTGAACTACTTTGTATGAATTTTGAGCAACTGGTACTGAAATGTTTTTAGTACCGTTTTTATTAACAAAAGGTTGTGTTACTACGACTCCGAAGCCCCAACCTGCGATTGCAGCAACGATAAGTTTTCCTGCGATAGTAGCTGTGAATTTCATTATTTTTGATTATAAACTCGCTCTTCTAACTTTTTAACGCCTTCTTTTATTTCAGTGACATCTTTTTGTGTCGTAAGAATAGCCTCTCTAATTAGTTCGTCTTTTAATTTAAACTCAACTTCTGAAACCGGGGGTTTTGGAAGTTGCTTAGCCTCTTCGATATCTTGCTTTAATGCATAGTAAACACCAGCTAAAGACATAATACCGCTGACAATTGCAACAAGCATCTGCGTGCTTAATTGCCACTTGCTACTTTCATTAATTTCGATTGGCTTATTCATTTCTTTTTAGTTTTTTTTGTTAAGTTTTTCCACATGCTTTTTGCAGCAGTCGCTTTTCCAATTTGTTCAGCCTTAGCTTTACTCATACCTTTTTTCTCGTATGATTTAGCAACTGCTGATGCCATAGGTTTAAACTCTTTACCTTTACCTTGTAAGTCAACACCGGCCCGAGCTTTTTTTACTATCGCACTTCTTTGTTTTTTAGTACCGTATGCCATGATTAACAACCTTTCTTAGTTCCTTTTGGTTTAGTTTTCTTAGCCATCTCAACGAACGTTAGTTTTCATTGAAGGTTTTTTCTTCATTGCAGCTTTTTTCTTCAAACTTGCTACCATCATTGAATCATTTTTGGTCGGTGTAACTTTTTTTAGTTTTCCGCTCTTATCACTTTCAAACTTATTGATTGTTTTATCAGTGTAGTTAACTCCACGGTTTGGTATGTAACCATTAGGACCTGACTTTTGCTTGGTAAAACTCATTGCGTCTTTTGTTTTTGGTTTTGGGCTTCCCATTTTAGTAGATTTGCCTTCAGTCATTTCTTTCTTCTTGCTTTCTACTTTTTCGTGCTTCATCATTGCTGATTTTGAAGGATACTTTTCCATTCCTCCGTACTCTGAAACCGAGTTCTTACCCATTCCAGATGTTTTCTTAGTTGCCATTATTTTTTTCATATTCCAAATATATTAATTATTTTTCTGCTTCTAATCTTTTATTCTGTTGAATAATTTCGTAACCCATTTTAGTTACGCCTGCTGCGATTCCAGCTAAAGCGGTAGGTCCAGCTGCTTTTCTAGCAAACTCTCTTCTTTTGATTTTTTTAGAAACTGCTTTAGAACCTCCCAATTTGTTTTCTCTATCTTCATAGTTTTTTACTTTACGTTCAAGCATTGCTTTATCAAGATCATTTTTCATTTTCGTATCATTGATCTCGTAATCTTTTTTCACTCCTTCTTTAAATCTGGCTAACGCTGGCGATTCATCTTCGCTAGTTTTAGAGTTAGCATAATCACGAGAATTCATTTCGTCTCTTACAGGATTTGAAATTTCAGTTTTTTCTAATTTTTTAGATTGTACATCTTCATCTCTTCCTGAAAAATTACTAGCTGCTTTTGATTTAGGACCGCTCTCTGAATATAAACTAGAGTGGCTTTTAGTTGCTTGGTTTGTATATTTTTTTTTCATCAGAACTTTCCTCCTATCGTTTTGTTAAACATTGGGTTACAAGAACCTCCAGATTTAGGTGTACATGCTTTTTTAATAGCTTTACCTGCTCTTTTAGCACCAGCTACAACACTTTTTGTAGTTTTCTTTATAGCTCTACCAGCGTCACGAGCAACGTTCTCAACACCACCGCCTACTTTACTACGAGCAATTTGTCTAACTTCTTTTCTTGTTGTACCCGGTGATTGTAATGTCATTAATGAATCTTTATATGCACCTCTAGAAATTTCTCCTTTGTTGTACATTTCTGTAAACTTTTTAGTCAACCCTTTGCTTTCTGCTTTAGCGTCGCCACTTGGTGTTTCACTTTTACTTGTCTTTGCTCTTGTTTTAATGTCAACGTAGTTATAGTTTGGTTTACTTTTAAACTTTGCACTCGTAGATTTTACTTCTTCAGCTCTTACAGCTTCTTTAGTAGGAGTTGATAATTTCGTGTCTGAAGCCGGAGCTGCAAATGGCGAACGCTTTGTTGGTGGATCTTCGCCTCCATTTTTGTAGTTAGGAGCGACTTTTGACTTAGGGCCAGTTTCTGAGTATAAACTAGACTGACTCTTAGTTGCTTGGTTTGTATATTTCTTTTTCATAAAACTTTTACTTTTTACTTTTGGGTGCAGTAGTTGGTTTGTTTTGTGACACCTTTACCTTACCACTTGCTTTGGTTGGTTTTGAGTTGTTATACTCTAGCTTTTTAGCTACAAAATCACAGTTGTACATGTTAACACTTCCATCTTTTACGGGCTTGTCTCAGTCTTGAATTAGGATCTGAAGCCGCTTTTGGAAAATCTGCCATTTGGCCAGCACTACGAGCACAATATGATTTGCGTCTCTTAGCATCTGCACTACCTGCTTTAACCGTGCCAGTTACAGCAGTCTTTAGTTTACTTCCGGGGTTAGCCTTGCGATAAGCAGCAACTCCTTTCGCTGTCATACCTGCCCCACTTTTAGTAGGGAGGTAATTAGCGGTTTTACCCTTAGTAGTTTTAGCTATCGGGTTGTCCTTCTTGGTCGCCATCTTTTTTTGAGTTAATAAATTTATCTACTGAACCAATTGCAAGTGAGGCCGCAGCAAATAGCAACAAGCCTTCAAAAATCCATCTGTGAATAGGCAACTCTTTTTGCATTAATCCGCTAATAATATCAGCAAGAGTAATCAATCCAATTAAGGCAAACGCAAGAAACCCAATGAATGCTTTTTCATTAAGTTTATTGTTGTCGGTTATAAGTTCTTTAAAGAATTTCATATAACAAATATATATAATAAAAACAAAAAACACAAACCTGTTATAGACTTGTGTTTCTTATGTTATCTTGGCAATGGTGGTGATGGTTTAGGTATGTACTCGCCTTGTGGTAAGTCAAACAACCACATATATTCTGTGTCTTTGAATGCCTCTTTGTCTTGGTCGTTGCCAAAAAAGAACCATACATCGTTTATATCTTGAACGCAGTTAATAAACTGATAAGGGTTTATGAATTGACCTTGCACTTGGTCGTATTCCGATTCTGATAATTTATATCCTAGCATAGTGTTTTAAGATTATTTATTATTTGTTTAAATATTTCATTATCGTAACTGCCTCTTGCTTTATTTGCCCATACACAAACAAATTGAACATTACCTTCTTCATATCCTAAATCGTTTTGTATTCTATCCAAAGATACTAAATAAGGATTAGATGTCATTTCACGCTTTTCGTTGTATGTTTTTGGGCATAATAAATCACTGCCAGTTAATGCACATTTATAGTTTTGAGATTCTAAAACCCCTTGTAAGTATTCAATAGTTACATTAAAAGGATAATTTCTTGATTTAGCACCAGCCTTCCATCTACCAAATAAAGCATTATGAATATCTTGTGTTCCACCCTTGTTGCAGTTTCTTGGTTGACGTTTTCCATTTGCCCATACTTTTATCATAAAAGCACCTTTCCCTTTTAACCTATCAACACCATTTCTATCTAATAAAAATTTAACTTTTTCTGCACCAATATTGTATTTTTTTGACAAATCATTTTGGGCTAATCCATTTTTATAATCCTCACATAACGCATCCTCATAATCAAATTTCAATTGCTTGATGTTTGCGTACATTGCAGATTTACCCATCATTGGTACACCTTGCATTTTTAATACTCTACGAACTCTGTCAGTAGTTGCATTCAAATCTGTTGCTATTTGTTGTACGGTTTTTTTACCATAGTTGCTTACAATGTAGTTAGCATCTAATGGCTTTAATGTAGTCCATTGTCTTCCCATAATACAAATATACAACAGTGTAAGCATATTACCTAGATATTTCTAGAAAGGGTTGTTTGAAATGCTTGTACTGCTGTGTAGAAGTTGGATGCTTGAGTGTCTGTTAATGATTCACTTGTAAACAAAAATGTATATTGACTTGGATTGAATCCAGTAGGAGTAAATATTAATCCAGCCAAACATAAAGACAAACCGACATTAGTAGGATTACCAACACCACCAGTTAATTTTTTTGTACCATTATAAAAAGCAGTTGACAAAGATGTTTTACCATATTCGTGATAAAATCCATTATTTGGAGTTTGAGAATAATTATCGGGAGATGCATTTATACCTCTATGGTATGTAAGCCCATCTGTTAAATATTTAGAATAAATATTTAAATTTGCCCCTTCTCTGCCAATATCAGCCGCTAGTGTTAAATTATTGCTTCTTTTATAAAATCCAACTCCATAGTTTGTAGCTGGTAAATCACTTGTAATAATACAATTTGTATCAAAATATGCACTTGTCCCATTACCATTTACGCCCGTACTTGCAAAAGTCCAACCCGTTGCTGTAAACGTTCCCGTAAAACTACTACTTTTTAAATTCTGCGCACACGCTGCTGCACTTGCTCCAACCATAGGATAGATAGCTTTCATAGGTGTCCAAAGTGAATTTGCTTTTAAATCTACTACAAGTTGATTTGTTGCTGCTTTTTCAGTTTCTGAAAGTGTACCACCCGCAGCCGTTACTCTGTCGAAAAAGGCTTGTGCGTCTGTGTCATAACTAACACCGCCTCCTCCACTAGAAATTCCTTTGTTTATTGCAGTTAAACTAATTCCAACTCCAATCATATTCTAATAATTAAAATACCAATGCCTATACCAATCAAGGTAAGTAAGCAATGACGCTTCCGCTAGCTAAAGTAATTGAACTAAAATAATCTCCCTTAGGCATTGAAATGAACATACCTTTTGATATTGTTACTGATGTGAGACCCAAAGCAGAGGTTACATCGCTTCCGTTTTTGTTTAAAACAGCAGAAACTACTGCATCCGCATTTACAACAAAACCTTGAAATCCTCCTGTATTAGCACTTGTGCCAGTCAATACTTTACATCCGGTCATTCCACCTTGAAAGTCTATTGATCTTGATTCGATAATTTCCATAATTCAAATATACATAATAAAAACAAAAATACAATCCCTTCAGATTGCCTTACCAAAAGTTTAAACTAATTATAAACAAGACAAAATTTGAGCCTTGCTTAGTATAGTTAAACTTTCAGAATCCTTAATAAAATTTTTAAGTGTTTCTGCGTCACTAGGATCCAAATCTAATTCTTCTCCTGCGTGAAGTTTGGTTGCCCAACTCCAAAACTTTAAGGCATCGCCTTTGTTTGAAGTAGCTAGGGTGTTAGCTACTAATTTGCCCATGTGTGCTCCTTCAATTTGAGTTCCATCTAAACCAAGAAGGTTTGTGTTAAAATCTATTTTCATATTTTTATAGTTTTGTAAATCCTAATTTTTCTAATGCCCAGTCGATTACATAACTGTCATCTGAGCCCCAGCCAGCGTATTCTGTTTCACTCATTGATAAGTTACCATCTAAGATAGAAACACCTCTTCCTGTTACGGTTTCTTCACCATTTTGAATAGTTTCTTCATTAAACACTTGCCAATAGAAACTTACACTTGTAGGGTTCATTGGAAAGTTCAATGCTTGAATTTCGAAATATTTTCCAACACCTTTGGTTGGTACGATTTGGTCTTGAATTTTAATCATGGTACAAAGTTATGCAATATTTGTTATAAGTCCATTAGTAATTGTTATTGTATTGCTGCCAGGAGGATTCGTTGGGATACTTAAAGTTCCTGAATATCCTTGTAGCGTATTAGTAAACAAAGCACCATCTGCACGTATTTCAAACCTGTCTGTATTCCCTGACTCTCTAAATCTAGCTATAAAAGTAGAAGAATCCGCTGTCCTTCCACGTACACCAAACTCTGTATCACTATCTGGAGGAGGATTAGTACTTACTCCAAAGTTTACAAATACACCGTTACCACGACCTACTATATCTGTATCTAACAAGATAGGTTTGTATGCTCCGGCTCCTGCTCCATAGTTATAACCACTAAACTGGCAATATGATGTGTTAGAGTAGTTAAAAATAAATCCTGTAGCAGATCCACCACCTTGACCACAACCAAAGAAAGCATACTGATTATCTCTGAAGTCCATAATTGACTCCCCTGCTCCGTTCTGCACCTCAAATACCTTTGTAGCAGTTAAGCTAGTTGTGCCTTTGATAAACACTTTACCACTTACTTGTAGTTTTTGACCTGTATCTGTAGGGAAATTACCACCCCCAATATTAACATTCCCATTACCAAAAATTCTCATTTTTTCTTGCCAGTTATTTGTAGAGAATGTAATAGGTTGAGTCGCTGTTGTAGTGTTAAATGACATTTGAGATGCTCCTGCCAATATGTATAGATAGCCAGTTTTTGCAACTAAACTATTAAATGTACCACTTCCGCTTGGAAACCATCCAAATCCCATAAAATTAGTTGAGAAATCTTCTCCTATTTGTATGTTATTAGAACCAGTGGTACTTGTATTTTGTATGTATAAACTTCCGTTAGAACTACTATCGTTTCTTGTTAAAAGAACTCTATTTTGTACTCTGAGACCCCAGTTAGCTACCCCCGTAAACGCACCATTAGTAAACGTAGGATTGATGTCTAGTCCTACTAATACGTCATTGTTTGCTGCTGCTACTAAAGTGTTGTTAAAGTATACTCCTTGTGCAAGAGCTGATGATGCAGTTACGTTTCCAATAAAGTTAGTTGATCTAACACCATTGGTATTAAGAGTAATCCCTACGTTTCTAGCAAGTATGTCATTTGCTATAATATTTGAATAACAGGTAAGGTTATTATAAAATCTTGCTTGACCATCGTTATAAATTTGAAAAGCAATTGTTCCAGCACTATTTTGAACTTCAAATCCTAGTACGTTACTTGCAGTACTGCTTGTCTTTATTAAAGAATTTCCTTGTGCTCTAAATGTACCATTAACATCTAAACGATATCCTGAATCTGTATTAGTATTGATTTGAACATTACCATTACCTTTAATCTGTAATTGATAAGTAGAGTTAGCCCCTAAAGTACTAAAATAAATATCTTGCGCAATACTTCCTGAATTTCTTGAGTTAGCAGTAAATCCTAATCGCTGTTGCCCCATGGAATTAAATGCAACAGAATTAGCATAAGGGGATGGTAAGAAATTAGAGGGGTAATATATTTGTTCTACTACTAAATTACCTGCACTATCTGCAAAATTAAAACCACATAACGAATTTGTTCCTGTATTAGTATTTCGTATAAGTAAACCTCCGTTATATGCGTTGTCTGAATAAATAATAGATATTTTGTTTTGTGCTCTTACAGTACCATTAACATCTAACTTATATCCTGCATCGGTAGGGGTAGGTGATATAACCACATTTCCTGTATTAAACACCGATAAATAAACAGAAGAAGAACCTCCTAAATTATTACTAGTATAATTTGCTTTAGTATCCCCTGCAATTACAAAATACCCCGAAGAATCAAATATAAATGCTGAACCGACAGTTCCTGCTATTAAACCAGCAAACTTTCCTCCAGCTCCAGTATTACCAACAGCCACTGTAGGAGTTAAAGCTGATGCCCCACTACTAAACTTAACTTGAGCAAC